CGCTAATATTTACGCGCGTTGCAATCTCGTTAATTTTAGCCCTAAAGTTATTAGTCTCTTCGGCTGAGAGCTTATTGAATAACTCGGTAGTAGCCCCGAGCTGTCTCTCTTTTAGCCCGTCCTCGTTTTTATCTATAAATTCGTACGGCTCTATCATATCTTATGAATTTCAAATGATGAGTAAGGCGCGTAATTATTTGTAGGCGTTTCGCCGTCTGTCTTAAGTATCTTTTTAGCCTCTACGAACTGCGCCTCTACGGCGTTGTTCAACTGCATTAAAGTAGTGTTCTTAGTCATAACCGTTGGGCTGGACCAGTTAGGCTGGTTAACAGCTTTCAGCCCTGCGTTTGTGTGTACGTAAGTCTCTTCGACCTGCTGGCGAGCTATGCACATCGCCACAAACTTGCGAAAGCCCATAAACTCGGCGCTAGCTGAGTCGGCAATCGTTCCGTCAAAGATACGAGTACTTAGGTCAAAGCCAAACATTTCGAGAAACGTTACATTTTTTACGTGCTTCATAACCGTGTCGATTTTTAACTGGCTAAGCGAGTCTGTTACTGGGTAGTACTCTTGTATTTCGGCTAGAGTTATGTTTTCAATTACTGGCATGATTAAGCGGTTTTAGGTTATATTTTGGCCTCCTGTATATTAAACCCTATCTCTTTGAAAGCGTCTAATATTTTTAGGGCCTCAAACTCGCAAGTTGACTTCCATATTGCTATTGCTGCGTTATAGGCCTCTCCACTGCTCCCGAAAAGCCCCTCGCTCGGGTTTGCTAATATGTTAGGGAAACAATAAGCTGCCGTACATATTTTTTTACCCGCCTTGTCGTCTACGGCGTTAAACTTGTCTAAGTCTATGTTATTCCCAATTTCAACTTTTTGGAATACCTTTGCGAGCTCCTCGTCTGTATCTACTGTGATAACGTGATTAGTTCCGCTATTCTTAACCGTCTTAGCTTCGCGCAAAGCGGCTATAACTCGATCAGTATTAGTGATCACCTTATTGCCGTTTTCGTCCTGATCTGCTGAGCTTTCTGCGGCTTTTTTCATTAAGAAAATATTATTTCCAAAAAGCGCGTTATCTGCTGAGGCCGTTATATGCTCGGGTGCGTCTGCTTCTATTTTCATCCAGTTAAAAACGGGTATAAAAACAGAATACTCGTACGGCGCCGTAGTCGTATTGTATTGATATATTTGGCCCGCAAACTTATCGAAACCGCCCGCCGCTTTTATTTGGGCAGCCAAAACAGTTTTGTCTTTATTAAACGCAGGGAAAGTTTTTTTAGTTCGAACATTATAGTACTGAGAGGCACGGCCTAAGTCGTCCACTTTTTTAGCTCTATAATTTTTCGATTGTCTAAAGTGTACGCCTTTTACGTCCAAATTAGCGTTGTACTCTACCCAAAGAGTAAAATATCCGTATTTAATCTTTTCGTCTTTTATACGTTCCCAATAAGGCGTAAAGTCTTGCCTTAAGTCGGGCAGCTCGCAATACTTTTTAAACATTAGAACGGCCATTGAGGCCGTAGGGCTGTGACGTATAGCCTCGTCCAGTTGTTTAAAATAGTCGCCGTCGTCGATCAACTTTTCAAAGTCGACTTTCTCGCTTATAGTCTTATGTATTGAAGTAATTACCATTTGAAAAGGGATTTTAAAAAATAAGCCTATCGGTTAAATAGGCTTATTATATTTTAATTTGAGCTTGCTAGTCTAGGTCATTAGCCTCTTTTGCCGCCTTAGCCTCTGCGGCTTTCTTTGCAGCTCCGAAAAGGGGCTTCGCTGGCTTGTCCTCGATAGGCTCGTCCTCGATAGGCTCGTCCTCGATAGGCTCGTCCTCTACGGGCTGAGCTCCTACGATCTCAATAATATCGGGCTCGTTAAAATGTGAAAACTTGTTCGACGCTACTGAGTAAACGATTAGCGCTTTTTCTAACTTTTCCTTTATCTGCTCGTCGCTGTCTTTCGGATTAATAGGATATAAAACCCCGTTCTCTCCGCCCTCGGTCTTATAACTAACCGCACCAACTCGTAAGGTGTATAGGCTTGTCTTTTTCATATTTAGGTATTTTTTATACAGAGAGGCCAAATCTTGCGAGTTTCCGCAAGATAGGCAGCCTTTCAGTTTTGTTATGTAATATCTTGCCTCAAACGGCAAGCTGTTGAACTCGTCCGCTGTCATTACGGTATAACTACAACTTCTAACCTGTTAGCAAACTGCGCTAAAGTTACTTCGTAGCTGGTGTTGAGCCAGTTAACGCCGTTAGGTGTAGCCTCCTCGCCTCCTGCAATACTCGTAAAAGTACCAGTTACGCGATTTCCAAACTCTATCGCCGTAGCTGCGGGCAAGAATTTAAGCCCGTTAGCTATTCCAAAAATATGGAAAGTAGATACGTCGTCTATTACCCCTTTCATCGGCACTATAATAGCCCAAAGGTTAGAGTTTAACGCCTTAACGTTCGCTTTACCCTCTGCCGTCTCTGAGTCCGATATAACTACGGGCCCGATCGTCTGAGTATATGAGTCCGATACGCTAGTACCTTCGACAACCTCATAGTTAGGGTTTACCGAGTTATACAACCACGCAATTCTTACGGGGTAGTAGGCCGAGGCCTCTACGGGGTAAACCCCCGTAGCTGGATCTTTAACCTCTACCGCCTCAACTAGAAACGGGTTTAGTACGTTCTTTGTAGCGACTAAGGCCTCGAGCCTTACCGCGTACATTTCGGCTTTTAAATTCAGTGCTACTGAGTCGCAAGCCTTGTCGATGTCTTTTACTGTTCCGCAAAATGCCATAATATCGTATTTTTAAGATTAGTAAATTAGTAAGCTACCACGTAGTAGTCGCCGTCCACTGCTTCGGGCTGCTGGATAGTCGCCAACGTCGCCGCTGTAAACTTTCTAGTAGGCTCGATAAAATCAGTAGAGAAAGCCGTACCGTCTCCAATTGGGAATGAGATCATAGGCAGTCCTACGGTGTACACAATCCTGTGAGGTAACTCTAAAGCGTCAGCTACTGGGTTGGCAAGATCTTTAATTGCAGCCGTAAAGTGCTCATAGTTCACAAATAGTGAGCCTCTGAACGTAAACGCTGGGAAAGATCCGAACTCATTTTCGATACTTGTAAACGCTATCCCCCTAAGGTTGTTAACGTCTTTCTCATCTAAAATTATATTGAAAATTTCGTCTGTCATCCACCCAACTTTCTCGCTAGCTAGTACCATTTTCAAAGACGTAGATTGTGCGTCCACTACTTTTTTAAGGTAAGCGACAACCTCATCGAATGTGATCGCCATTTGAAGCGCAAGCGTAGCCTCTGAGTTCTCAGCAATTACAACCTGTGTAGGGTTTTGAGCTAAAATCTTTTTCCACTGCCCGTCGTCTTTTATGTAAGCAGGCAATAAAGCAGGGTTTTGTAAATCTGCTTCAATGTAGGCTTTATCCCCTAGCCAGTAAGTTTTCATCATGGAATAAGTAAGCTTCATAGCTTGCTCTCTCTCTTTTGCTGAGATAAGCGCAGGCGTTGGCTTAGGATCTGCTAAGATAACGCCGTAAACTGCTCTTTGGCCGTCCGTCATATCTGTTAAGCAAATATTGCAAGCCGCGTTCATTTGGATAGTAGTATTTGTCAAAACGTCGGGAACCTCGCACTCTGTCCCTGCGGAACAGTTAGCCGCGATAATCGCGTCAGTTATAACGTGCGGCGCCTCTGTATAGGTGTTCGGCGTTAACGTTACGGTTGTGTCGTATTTTCTAGTCGTTTCGGCTAACCCTCTAATAAGAGCCTGCTGAAAGTGGCTTTCGTCCATCGAAAAGCCTACGGGTAACATGTTGTTAGCTGTTATCATAGCTTATTTTAAATTAATTTTGGCGAAGTCGATAGACTTTTTGCCGATTACTATTTTCTTTTTTGTTTCGTCCTGCTCTTCGTCCTCGTCGCTGCCGTGGCCCATTGTCGCTTTAAACTTTTTAAAGTCCTCTTGCATGGTTGCTATAGTCTGAGCTTGCGCTTCGATTAGTGCGGTCGCTGAGGTTTTGAACTCTTCATGCTCCCCTAGCGCTTCGGCTACTGCCCCGATAAACTCGGCAGTCTCCGCGTTCATTTCTGCGCCTGGGCCTGCTGGCATTTCCTCGATAACGCTTACGACTTTACCCGCCATAATATCGATAGTGAAGGTTTTACCGTCTACCGCTACAACGTGCGCGCCGTCGGTTGCTGTGACTGTTACGTCCATAGCTATTTCCGATACGTCCCCAATTTCGGGAAATATCAAAGTTTCGCCGTTGGCGTCGTCTATTTCTAGTATAGCGGTCGCTTTACGGTCAGCGCCTCCTAATTTCATTTTGGCGAGTCTATCTCTCCAAGTCGGCGCGCCCTCCGCTTTCGCGAAAAAAGCACCCTTTCTAACTAAGTGTTTCATATTAATAATTAAATTGGTTCATATATTTCCTCTTCGGGCATTAAGCCCAAAAAAACTAAATCATTTTTACTTAAAAAGTTGTCGTTCTTTTTAAGGATCTCAAACATGCCCGCAGGCAGCTCTGTATTTTCTGCTATAATTCGACGAACAAAAACGTCGTCGGCTTGCAGGATCTCGGCCATTTCTAAAAGGTCTTCTAGTACAAGCCTATCAACTTCTATATCAAACCCCGAAGCGTGGAACAAAAAACGCGCGGCATCGTCGCAGGTCTTAATGTCCCCTAGCAAAAACAAAAATAAGCCGCATGAATATGCGAACTCGTTAACGCTTGTAATTATTAAAAACCCTTTGGCTTTAAGCTCTGAGATTTTACTTTCCATTGCTTTAAGTACTTCGGTATGCCCTCCCTGGCTGCGAATGTCAAACACAACGGCGCAGGGCTCGGCGAGCGTATCGCAAAAAGCGTTAAATCTTGCGAGCAGGGACTCCGTAAAGTCCTCGTGTACTAAAAACTCAGCTATAACCATTTAACGCATTTATTTTTCTCGTTTTTTGCAAATATCTTTGTTGCCAGCGGGCAGTCGCACCTTGTACAAACATAACCGTTTAACTCTACTATTTTCGAGTCTAGAAAATCCGCATAATTACGTTTTTCTTTCTCGGGGCACTTGCCGCAAATCTCGGCGCGCCTTTTCTCTTCACTGCTTATAGTGCCTTTTATGTGGCTTGTAACCGATTGTAAAAAGTCTAACATACATAAATAATTTAAAGCAAAAAAGCCCTAACCGCGTAGAGCAGTTAAGGCTTTTATGTTATATTTTTCAACCTTTGTTATCACAACAATAGTTTAGAGTTAAGCAAATATAGCTATTATTATTTAATACGCAATACTTTAGGTATAAAAAAAGCCGATCAAATCAATGTCGGCTTTCCCCCTCCTTAAATCAAAATTTAAAAACTTAAAAAATTGGCTTTCGGTTGTAAATATAACACTTATTTTTTAACTAGGTGGATTTTATTTTTATTTGTTGCTGGTTTTTTACTTCGTCCAGTGTTTCGAGTACCAAAACGGGCTGCTGTCCTGCTGCTGCGGGTATGTTTGGCGCGGCGTCTACTGTCGCAACGGTTGCAGTTCTAGCAGGGTTTTCGAATATCGCTGCAGGCGTTGAGGTTGTGGCCCCTCCGCTCGTACCTCCGCCGCTCGTACCCTTGTCCGTTTTAAGTATATTCTTAACTGCGGCAAATCCCGAAGCCGCAACAAATGCAACGTTAGCCACTTTTAGCCCTATTTCGTACGGCGTTACGGCTTTAGTCGATAGCTCGGCGGTTATACCCTGGTAGGTGTTAATCAAAGCCGAAGCGATCGCCAGCGCTTTACTTTCCCCGAATATCATTTGCGCCGCAGCGATTGCCTGCTGTGCGATTTGGAACTGGGCAGCTCTTTTAGTCTTAGCGACCTCTTTATCGATTGCCTGCGTAGCCTTTGCGTACTTTCGCTCCTCGAGTAAACGTATTGCGCTGGCCTCTTTAGCCGTAAGCCTCTCGTTTTCCAGGTCTAAGTCGATAAACCTTTGTTTCTCCTCGTACTCGGCTAGTAGTATTTGGCGCCGTATCTCGCTCTCGGCTATGCCTTGCTCTTGAATTGTTAAGAGCCTAGTCTCAAAAGCTACAGAGTCGATAAGCGCCTGCTCCTCTTTGCGTATCTTCTCGGACTCCTCAAAAGTTTTATTAATCGCTTCTACGTTTGAGAGGTAGCCCTTTTGTATCTCTTCTAACGCTTTCGCTTTATCGGCTTCGGTTAGTAGAGCCGCCGCGACTCTCTCGCTCTCAATCTTTTTAAGTAGGTCGGCGTTTGCGATTAGATCGTCACGCTCTTGCAGGCTTAGCGCCTTTTTTGCTTCTATCGCTTTGCTCTGCGCCTCTAGCTCGTCCGCGATTGTCTTGTTGGAAATCTCTAGGACCTTAGCCGAAAAGTCCGCCGCATTTTTGATACGGTCCGAGCCGTTCTGTATCTTGTCTAGTTGGCTGTAGTAGTTTTGATAAAAAACAAGCTGCTGCTCTACTGTTCGGCGTTCGCCCTCGAAAACTATTACGCTGTCATTTAAAGCCTTAAGCTTGCGCTCTCGATCTTTCTCTGCCTGCTCTTTGGCTTTATCCGCCGACTCCTTACGTAAAGAGTTGAGGTTCGTTAACTGTTCGGACTCTTGCCCGCTAATACGTTCCTGTATGTCTGAGACTTTTGTCTGAGCCTCTGCTAGAGCGTCCAGGTTGTCGCGGCTTTTGCCCGTTAACTTAATACGTAGGTTTGCTATTGCCGTCGCTTGGTTGGCGATTCTTAGCTCATCTGCTGTCTGCTGCTTAAGCGTTGCGCCCAGTTGGTTATTAGCCTTTATCCTCTCGGTTATGCTCTTACTCTCGTCGTCCCGTATTTGTCTTAGCTTCTCGGCCTGCTTTTGGAAATCTAATTGTATTTTTTGGGATTGCCTTTGAGCAACCGTATATTTAGCCTCTGCCTCCGATAGCTGCTGCGTGGCTTGTATAGATCCTTTTACTGATTTAGTAAAGCCGTCGACCGATTTAGCGGCGTTCGTAAAGCCTATAGCCGATAAGCCCCTAGATATTAGCCCGAGCGCGCGCTCTGCCACTTCGCCCGCAAGATTAAAGGCGCTAACGATGTTATTGATTAGAAACTCGCCTAAAGGTCTGAGAACCGAAAAAACGGCGTTAAGAACGCCCTTAAATCCTGCTAGAGCTTTACTGAATTTATTCGACGCGGCCTCGTTTTGGCTTAGAGCCGTAGCGACTGATACTAGAAGGATTACGAGTGCGCCTATCCCTGTGGCGATAATCGCAAACTTTAACAACTTCATAGCTCCCGTAGTCGCGTTTGTGGCGACCGTTGCGCCTGTTTGCGCTACTGTTTGCGCCTCGGTAGCGGCTGTCTGCTGTACTGTGGTTTGGGTGGCCAGTTGGCTCGAGGTCTTAAATCCTAAAGTTGCTCTTGTAGCCTGGATCGCACTATTTGCATACCCAGTTACTTTATCGGAGGAGTCTCCCATTATTGAGGTAAAGCCTGATACAACCGTACGGGCTTGCGAAAATCCAGGGATTACCGTATCTAAAGAGCTGCCTAAGTCAAAAATCTTTTGTCTGTAGTTTCCTGTGATTGTAGCGGCTTTCTCCTGCTCGCTGCTGTTGGCGGTTACAAACTTTTTATTTTGGTCTATTTTAGCGTTTATAAGCGTTAAGGCCTCGGCGCCCTCTTTAGTAGTGGCGTCTAGCTGGTTACGGGTTTTAAGCAGTTCTTTATTTTGCGCGTTGGCTTGGTCGATAGTTTTAACGCTATCGGTTAAGGCTTTGCTGTTTTTTATCTCTGCCAGCGTCACGTCGTTAATCGCCGCCTGCTGCGTGCGGTATTGAGCCCCTAGTTTTTTAAGCTCTGCCTCATTTTCAACAAAGCGCTTAGTCTGTTCGCCTGTAGCGTCCCCATTTTTAACGATGTCCTTACGTAGTTCGCTATTCGCTTTTTGAAGCTCGAATATTTGCTGCTTTGTCTCAACTATTGAGTTAGTGGCGGCGGTCTTGTCGATCGTAAGCGTTGCAATATTTATAATGTTTGACTCCATATCTTTATAGTTGTTCACTTACGCGAAATTTCCAAATAACATTTGTTAACTCTATGGCTCCGTCCATAGTTCCCGACCCTAGTCGGTTCTCTTCGGATAGATCCGCCAGCGCTTCGATCAGTATTACGTCATTAGCTTCTACGCTAAACGTCCTATTTGCGACTACGTTTAGATAGGTCGCTTGCGTAGAGCCGTTTCGAAATCTATCTATAGCTCCGTTCGAGTAAACTGATAGCAAAAATACGCCGTTTTTCCATAGGTTAAAAAATATTTTTGTTCTAGCCTCAGCCCCGCCGCCTCTATTCGAGCAGTCTAGGAACAAACGCCCGATAGTCAAATCTACGTTTACAAGTGAGGCCCTTTCGAACTCTAATACTTTGAATACTGTAGGCGGTGTCCCGTCTGAAACGTCCCCTATTTGCGGGGCGAAAGTGTCCGGTATGTTTATTTGCGTCGTTATCTTTGCTGAGTAATTTAATCGTCTTTTAATTCCGTTAGTATCTGCCACGGCGTAGCGGTAAACTGTATCTAACTCGCTCCTAAACTCAGATAAAAAGTTAGCCCGTCCATTATGCGCGACGTTTATCTTGGCTACTCGGCTAGTGCCGTCCTCCTGGCTTATAAACTGGAAAGCTATATCTGAATTACTTTTGACGTTCTCGGGCTCTATGTTAGAGACTTTAAGCTCAAAGGCCGCGCTAATGTCTACCGAAGTAGGGAACGCTAGGACTTGGGCCCCGTTTATAGATATATCATTTTTCGTTAAGTCCGCCGCGGTTATTAGCATCGTTTGCGCAGGGCTCACGTTAAAAGCCGCATAGAGCGCAAATATATCCAGTATAAAAACATCCCCGTAAAAGCCTACGCTTAAATTTTGGTCAAACACTATAGGCACGTCGGCGGCTGTCCGTTCAATCATTAAAGCCTTAACTCTAACCTCATCCTTTTTAGTAGTGAAATTTAACTCTAAAGGCAGCCAATAAGAGGCTAATTGTTTAATATAAAATACCTCTTGCATCTTAAAGTTAGCTAATAGTATAGCGTCGTATCTGAATTTTAACTGCGCAAAAGTTGGCAGGGCTATATTTTTAGTATAGGCCTGGTGGAATAGCTGCCATATCTCGAGAATGTTAGGCGAAAAGGCTTTATACATTAACTGGTAAGTTAGCAAGCCGTTAGCGTAAACGGGCACGCTTGTACGCGCGTCCTCAAATCTGAAAATATTAAGCGTTTGCGGTTCCGTGATTTCGCCGAGAGTTCTAAGCGGCATCGCCCCGTCGTCCTCTAGGTCCTGGTCGTCGAATAGTCGTAAAGATCCTGCGCCGAAATCGCTAGTAAGGTAGTCCGAAGAGGCTATAATTGATTTATTATTGTCGAAAAAGCCGTTATAGTAGTCGGGACTTTCCGAGTACGATACTGTATTCTTTTTAGCTAGTCCACCCTCAGAGCTATATTCTGTAAAGCCTACAAACTTAGTCGAGTAGTCCACAAACTGCGCTTTTTTAGCCTCTATGTTTTTCCATAAAAATAGGCCTATTGTTTTGGATGAGTCCGAGACCTCGATATAGCCGTTAAATGTTTTCAGTACCGAGTTTATAAAGTCGTAAACGGTTAGCGTCTCGCCGAATTGCGGCAAGCCGTCCGCTCCATACCAACCGACGTTCGAGCTGGTGTAGTATTTAGGAAGCTCTACGTCTGTTAGTATATCGCCTATTATCGAATAGCCTAACTGCGTGAATATTTTAACGACTAGGGACTTTATGTTTAGTAAGATTACGGACTCTTCAACAACTATAAAACCGCTAGTATCTTGCGCCGAAATCGGGGCAGTTCTAGCCTCTACATTCTCGGGGCCGTTAAGCAGTAAAAAGCTAAAGGCATCTTTGTTATAAATTACGCCCGTGTCTATTTGACTCATTAAAACGGTTTTCGCTTTACTAACGAAAAGGCTATCGGTAAAGATCACATAAACGGGTATAGACTCGGCGTTTTCTTTTTGGACTTTTAGCGTTTGACGTTTTAAAAATATACAGCCGTTAAGTACTACGTCTACGTCTTTGCCTATCGTCATGCTCCTAGCCTTAGAGTTTGGCAAATAGTTAATACCTAACAGCCTGCGATTTTTAGACGAGTTTTTTAACGTGAAGTTATTAGAATAAGAGTACTGGTCCTGTATGCCGTTAAGCTGCTGCGACTTTTTAAAAGTCACAAGGCTATCGGCGTCAAGGTCTAACTGCTCGTTATCTATAAATAGTTGTATCATAGCTTAAAATTACCCGAGTTAGTAATTTTTGCCTTTAGTTGAAAGTCAAAAGTACGGTACTGCTTAGCCGCTGCGCCTGTTACCTCGCACTCGATAAAAAGATCGTTGCCGTTTATCTGCTTAAGGTTCATTTCTATTTTCGGGGATCTAAGCAGCATATCGAAAAGCTCGTACAAGGCTTTAATCTTTGAGCCCTTAAAACTAATTTCGTTTTTGTAGTTACTGCCCGCCTGGACTGCTGGGCTTTTATTCTCGTTTTCGTTAAAGTAGTTTCGATCGTAGAAAGTTACGCCGCTACGGTCGGCCGCGTTTGAGTCGATAGCGGAGTAAAAATATGAAAAACCGCCTAGAGGGTTTATAAATCTAAATTGTACGGTGTCGTTAACCTCATCGCGATAGTTAAACGCCTGCAAAGTCTTTGCGGGGTTTTGGTTAGTGCACCTGATCGGAACTAAAGACTTAACGGCGGTCACTTGTGGAGCTGTTAGTAGATAAGTCGCTACGCCGTCAATCGCTGTGACTGCTGAGGGTATGCCTTCGACCGTTACGCTATTGCCTGTTAGCTCGTTATTGAATATCGAAATATAGTTATCGAAGCCGTTGCATACTTCTATCACTTCGGGCGCTAGGAACGTGAGCGAGTTGTCCGTTATAGGATTAGCGAACTTGTCAAATAGTAGGCGTTCGCCCATTATTGAGAAGTAAACGCCGTCTAGGCTGTCGATAGCTCCTACGCCGTCAGTAAATACAAAATTATCAAAGACATAGTTATCGAACCTAAACGCGTCGTCGTTCGGGACCGAGCCGTCACGGATTTTTAGGCTAGTGGTAAACTTTTCAATAGCTAGATTCTTAGTCCCTCCGAAATCAAACTCAAAGCCGTTAAGTTGTAGCGCCTTGAAAAACTCTGAGGCGTCTACGCTAAAAACTTTCGTTTGCGTGTTTGGGAATACGTTACGAATTACGGCGGTTTTATTAGCCCATTGGGACGTAATAACCACGTCGCAAACGTAGTCGTCAAAGTTCCCGACCTCTGAGTCGGTTGTGAATTCAAAAACTGCAGGGCTTGTGCAATTGAAAAACTGAGCAGGCCCTTTTATTAACGTAATAGCCATTGTGTCGTACTTACTTCGTTTATAGTCTCATCTATTGCGATGTTCATTATTCTTTGTATATTCTCGGAGCTAAGGACCTCCTGCAATTTACTAGATCCTCCTTTGCGATCCCAGCTTGTGCCCTCTGCGAGTATTGAGGCTAGAACGGCGTAAGGGTCTAAAGTTCCCGCTAAGCCTTTGGCCTCTATCCAAGTCGTTAGCGCTTCGACTGTCGGCGGGCTTTTAAACTGCTCCCCGTCCCTCAACTCTAAAATATAATCCTCTGCGTAAACTCGAACCTCGTCGATGTTTTCGGTCTTAGTTGTCTGCGTGCTTATGCTCTCTATCAATTGCCGAGTAGCCACCATGTCCTCGGCAACTATTGCGCCGCGAAGGGGTTGTATGAGTTCGTCGTCGACTAAAGCCTCTAAGTTCATAATTTACCTGATCCGTACATTAATAAATATATGATTGTTATACCTATCGCTATTTTAGCTATTAAGTTTCTCATAGTTCTTTGTCTGAGATCGACCCAACGAAGAACCTAGCCGATATTAATAGCCCCGCTAAAATTCCTGCCAAAAATACAACAAAGCTCAGCGCTATAATGTCATTTAAATCCATAATAATCTATTTTTTAACCCAAGTTATGATCAACTCCTTTTTGCCGTTAAACTCCGTCCTATCGGCGGCTATCTCGTTCACTTCTCTTACTTCTATCTCTACGTTTTCAAGTAGTATGCATACCCAGGCGTGTTCCTTATCGTCGATATGATGGGATCTAGTCCTCAAACCTAACTCATTCAAAGCCCTTAGTAGCGGTACGGCTTGCGTATTAGCTACAAACTCTCCGTCTCCAAAGTCTACAAGCTCGTGAGCTTCGGTAAGCTCGTGATGGTGATTGCAATGTTTATATTTTTTTGAAGGTATCAAATCCATATCGTGTAATTTACTTCTACGCCTGTGCAGCTCGTCGCTTTCGTGTAGCGTACTGAGTTGTACAAAGGCCGTAAGTTGTTAATAGTTATCTCAAAGTCGCAGGCAATATAAAATCTCAGCTCTTTCGCAAAGTCTAGGTTAAGCAGTTCCTTAACGATGTTTATAAACTGCCCGTCGTTATACGTCGAGGCGTTTACGTCCGTGCCTATATCGGCCGGCTGCCCTATGAACATAACGCCGTCGAACCTCATGCGGCTATTATTCTCTATCGGCGTAGCTACGTCAATACGATTGATAAAAAACAGAGCGTCCGCCAGCTCGTTAGGCGTTACGCCCGTGCTATCGGTATCGTAATACTGGAAGCCGTTATACTCTGCGATGTATTTAAACAAGTCGCTAGGGTCGGCAATTGCTGGCAGTTGGTAAGTGTTGTCTTTAGGCTTTAAGATGCTCATTTCTTTTTCGGCTTGTTGCGCTCGTACTCGTTGAACGCGTTTAATTTGTCCGCTAAGATAGATAAAATTATTGTATCGAGGTTAAAAAGCGCTCTTTTTTCTTGGCTCTTCTCGTTGTAGTTCACGGGAATAGCTTTTTTGTCGGCCCAGTAGTTTATATAATAAAACTTATTTACCGTTTCATTCTGAAAGCCTTTACTGCTGCCCTCGACGTTGTAGCTGTGGTGTACGTGCTCTACGGCTTCACGTATGTATCTTATAGCCTCTACGAATTTATGGGTAAAAGCTTTTAAGATTATAGCCTTAAAGGCTGGCGCGCTTTGGATATTAAACCCCTCGTAAAAGCGTAGCGTTATCGCTGCGAGCTCCTTTTCGTTTTTAGCCTCTTGCAGGTCTAGCCAGTCGAACGCGTTTATCTTATCGACTATCTGCTCTTTTGTGATGCCCAAGTCGAGGTATTGCGCTAGGGCGCCCTCGTGCCTGAGTACAGCTTTCTCTTTTTTGCTCGGACGCTTTAAGGCGTTACGGATTTTAGTTTTTAGTCCCATACTGGTCTCGTTTTTAGTTCAAATATAAATCTCATTAGCAGGGCGTCGAACCAGTCGGGCGATCTGCCTGTACGCTTTTTAAGTTCCTTTTTACTTTCTAGCTTAATTTTGCCCTCGTCGTCGGTCGGCTCTCTACATATTTGCTCTAAGTCTGCCATAATTTGGCGCTTAAACGTTAGGTCCTCGATAAATATTAAGCCTTTTTGTAAGTGGTCTTTAAGCATGAAAGCGCACTCCGTTTTGAGGTTTTTATACTGTTTGTCTTTAAGCGGGGCGGCGTTGTTAATGAAAGGCTTTGCGGCGGTCAGCTTGGTAAGGCTGTTAGCTGTAAACTTTCTAAGTCCGTCCGCGTCATAAGTTATATTTGAATACGGGATCTTGTGCTCTTCGGCTAGTTCTTTTATCTTGGTGCCGATAGCCGTTTCGTCTATTTTATCTATGCCGTACGTCTTTATAACCCTAAAGCCGTGCCAAATGAATACTGTAAAAATATCAGCCCCCATGTAGGCAATGTCTGCAGTCATGTATTTCGCGCCTAGCGCCTTAACAAAAGAATTGGTAAAGAGGTTGCAAATGTTATCGTAGTCGTAAAGGCTGTAAGGGTTATCGTCGTATTCCCAGTCGCCGTAAACTAATCGCTTAATGCTTTTCTCATCGCCTTTAAGGGCTCGCATTAAGTCCCTAATGTAGTTTTTAGGCAACATCTTGTTATCAGTCGGTAAGGCTTGCACAAACTTACGGTAAGACGGCAGGCGTCCCTCTTTGTTGGCTAGGTAATAGTCCTCGTAAACGAAATTCTTTGAGGGGTTTAGCGTAACAAGTAGCTTGCCTGGTAGGTTATAGAGGTCATTTTTCCAGCGGCCGATAGTCCCCTGCAGCATTGCTTTAGCCTTGGGGTGTAGCTCTCCCGCCTCCTCGATCCAACCGCGCGTCATTTGGATAGATCCGAAGCGCTCGAAATCGGGGTCATTTGGTAGGTAGGCGGCTTCTAGTAAAAATATCTTTGAGCCGTTGTATAGCGTGTAAAAGTTGTCTTGGCCGTTAAAGCTGTAGTAACGGTCGTCTAGCCCCCAGTCGGTAAAAACCTCGACTATTGTAGGCTGTGTATATTTTCGTAAATCGTTTAACTTTTTACGGGCGATAAAGTAGTGGGTCCCTGCGTAGATCAGCGCGTCGCCTAAGATCAGTGAGGCCCCTAGGTAGGACTTTCCCGAGCCTTTCGAGCCTCCGTAGGCTATATCTGAGACTTCGGAGTCCAGCCAGTACTTAGCGACTTCGAGCTGCTTAGCGTTGCCCCTGGTGTTAAACTCAATTGAGATCGTCGAACTCATCGTTTTGCGGCTCTTGCGGCGTTTCGTTTTTTATAACCATCCCGATAATCGGCGCGACTAAAGGCTTATCGCCGCTAGTGACGTCCAGCTTATCGCCGTATTTTTTAGGCTGCATTTTAGCCAGTACCCACCTACGGGCGTCAACTCTCAACCTTGCACGTTGTACGACGTCCTTATCTACTCGCTCGCAGCCCTCAGGGTCGATGTAAACGTCTTTGTGATTTTCGTCGGCTATGCTTAGAATATCCTCGAAAATAGCCTCAGCCCGTAATTCAGTCGCGCGCGCGTATTGCTTGGCTAGCTCTGCGTCTGCTGCTATCCACTCGTGAAACGTAGAGGCGTTAACCGTATCGGCCGAACGAGTAGCCGAGCGCACCGAAGCCCCGTCCTCAACGAGTTGGAGAACCTTTTTAAACGCTGCTAGTTTTTCGGCTGGTGTGTACTTCATAGCCCCAAAGATATATAAACCCGCACCAATTCAACAAATAAAAATCGTAAAATATTAACGTAAACAAGAAATAAACAACGTAACTAGCTAGCTCCCAGCCTATTGGACTAAAAATAAACAAGAACGGAAACAAGAAAAAAGCCTTTGTTTCTCTGCGAAGCCCCGCCGTTACTCGTTTTTAGCTAGCGTAAACGAAATAAACAAAAAAACCCGCAAAAGTGTATATACGTGATTACGTAATATTATTATTATTATGTAGTCTTATTACTATATATTTATTATTCTTATTATTATATTATTATTATTGTTTATTAGTTTACTTGTCTGTTAAGCCCGGCCACCGTTAGGGCTATGCGTAAACAACTATTGTTTATTTTACGCCTTTATTGTTTACGCCTTGTTTACGCTCTGCCTTAAAACGAAAAAACCGCCTCGGGGGCGGTTAGTTTTTAGGTGTGGTATTTTCTTACTTTTTATGTTTTCAGTTAAAAGAGGCGATAGCTAATATCGTTTTTTGCAGCTCTTTGTCGAGCTCTTCGGCTCTTCGCTCTAATACTATTCGGCCGTTATCTTGTAAGCTATTCACTATAACGGCGATCTCTTCGCTGCTAAAATCCAGTGTTAAAATGTCGTGCATTACGTTTTCGATCTTCTCCTCTACTATCTCGGTGCGGGTTTTTTTCTTAAATATTCTCATACTTTCTAAGTCTTTTAGTTAATGTTTCTATCTCTTCTTTTTGGCGTGTGTAGACGGCTCGCTGGAACTCTAAACGCCTAAGCAGGCTGTCGAGTACGGCGTAAACTCCGACGCCACCAGCCAAAGAGTTAAGCGCCTCTTTGAATACCTCCGAAGCGTCGTAACGCGCTGCGCCGTTTCTAAACTTCTCTAGCTCCTCGGCTAGCATGCTGCCGGGCGATGAGGGCCTACAGTCGTTGCAGTAGTCCTGGGGGTCTAGCTCCTTTTTTAGGTTGCAGTAGTTCCCGCAGCTAGGGCACTGGCCCGCAGCGGGTTTTGTGTTCTTACTCATCATTTCCCTAGATTTTTAATTACGAATATAACTACGGCTAGGGCTAAAAATCCACATATTACGAGGGCGCCTATGAATAAAGTTTGCATATATCTAATAGTTTTTAATTGTTATTTCTTTTACAAATATATAACTTAATTCGATATATAAAAACTAATTCGATAATTATTTAAAACTTTTTTTATATTTATCAATCTTAGCCTTTACCGCGTCCATTAAAACGTCTTGCGTAGAGCCTTTGCGGTCTAGCGCTTTTTTTACAGTCTCGTCCTCCGTGCCTTGCGCGATTAGGTGGCCTATCACTACGGGGTACTTGCGCCCCTGCCTGTGCAATCTTTTATTAAATTGCTGGTAAAGCTCCAGGGACCAGTTAAGGCTAAACCATAGCGCCATAGTGTGCCCCTCCTGGAGGTTAAGCCCGTGCGAGGCGCTAGCTGGGTGCGTAAGCATAACCTGTATTTTACCCGCGTTCCAGTCCTTAATGTGCTGCTGGGTCTCTAGCTTAACGGGCTTGTACTTCTTAAGCCTTACGAGTAGCCTAGCGAGCTCATGCTTATAGCTGTACGCGATAAAGACGGGCTTACCGTTCGCCGCCTCGATAAACTCCTCGCAGGCGTCCAGCTTGCAAGCGTGGACCTCGTGAACGTTTCGCTCTTCGTCGTAGATTGCGCCCCCTGCAAACTGCAGCAGCTTATTACTTAAAGCCGCGGCGTTCATCGCGCTTATCTCGTCGACCTGGGCGGCGATCAGCTCGAGTACTCTATCGCGCTCGAAGTCGTCGTACTTTTGTTTAATCGCTGGGGGCAGCACTACGTTAATAAAAGTATCGATACGCTCTGGTAGCTCTAGGTAGTCCTCGGACTTAAGGCTCATACAAATATCTTTAATTTTACTATGTATACGGTCGTCCGCCTCGGGGCTAGGCTCATAGCCGAAGCCGCTATACTTCTTACTAAAGTAGTTCGAGCGGTAGAAAGTTATCGTTTTGCCTAGACGCTCCCCGCGATCCAGTAGCCAAATTTGCGGCCACAAATCAATCAGCCCATTAGGCGCTGGCGTGCCCGTCAGCAGGACGACCCGCTGGAAATTAGCCTGTACGGCTTTAAGTGCTTTAAACCTTATAGCAGCGTGATTCTTAAAGCTAGAACTCTCATCTATTACGAGCATATCGAACGGCAATTTAGACCCTCCGCACTCGCCTACTAGCCAGGCGATGTTATCACGGCTAATAATGTGAATGTAAGCCTTAACCGATAAGGCTGCGCGGCGTTGCTTCTCATTGCCTGCGATCTTTGATATAGTTAGGTTACGCAAGTGCGACCACTTAGCGATCTCGTCGGACCAAACGACTTCAGCAACACGTTTAGGCGCAACGATCAAAACGCTATTAATTTCGAAGTCCTCGAACATTAGCTGATTGATAGCAGTAAGCGTAGATGTAGTTTTTCTAACTCAGCCCAACCCCATATCGACGAACAAAGCCGAAAAGGGGTTGGAGCATATAAAGTTAATGCACTCCTTTTGGTAGTTGTGCAAATTGTTTTCGTTTAGCATTTTTTACGTTTAAAAGTTTGGTTTTTTATATGGTGTTTTGCGTGCTCAGACTGAGACGCAAAAACCTCTAAATTATCAGGATCGTTATTTAAAATATTTTCGTCTTTATGGTGTACTACTTCTCCTTTTTTCAAAGGGCGTCCGAGCTTTTGCTCAGCTACTATCCTGTGAGTGTGGCGTCCGTATGTCTTACGATAGGCTTTGCCCTCTCCTTTACCTAAGTTTGAGGCTCTTAGTTTAGCCCTAGTCTCGGGCGTCATTCGCTCGGGGTTTAATTCTGCGTTCATTTTTGAAAACCTTTGGCTCTTCCACTTAGAGGAGCAGGCAGGCCCGCAAAGTATAACATTAAGCGCGGCGCTTGGCGTCCTTGCTACTAACTTGCCGCAAATAAAGCAGTTATACTCTTTCTTTTTTGAGGCGCAAATTTTATTGCAGTGTCTTTTCGTTTTAGCCGCTGAGGGTTTTACCTTGAAAGGCTTACCGCATTTTAAGCAAATAGATTCCATAATTATTAAGGATTTTAATTTCTTTGTAAATATAGCTAACCCCCGCCCCCATTGCAAGAAAAAATACAAAAACTATTTACTTTTATTAAAAACTCTTCTTAATAGGTAGCCTCTAAGCAGCGACGCTAAAAAGAAAATTATTGTTATTACTAAATTTTGGTTAAGTCTTACGGGTATTCCCATAAGCGGGTAGACTATCGCCTGGATGCAAACCGAGACGGCTAGGCCGACAACTGTCTGTGTTATTGTCTCGATAAGAGACTGTTTTTTGCTTTGACTCATGGTATATAAATTTTTAAGGTTTGCTGTAAGTTCTCTAGGCTGTCGATCACGTAGACGTCAAAGCCTAGAGCCCTTATCTTTTTATGTATTAATTTCTGTATCGGTGTCGGCTTTTTGCCCGTACTTTTTATCTCGGCGAAAAACGCCACGCCGCCAGGCATTAAAGCGATACGGTCGGGAAGTCCCGAGACGTACACGGCGGGCAGCTTAAACGATCGCCCGCCCCCTGCCCTTATCGCCGCAGCGAATTTCCTCTCTATAACTTTCTCGTTTGGGCTCATATTAAATTAGCTTTTATGTACTCGAGCTCTCGGGCTGTCAGCTTGTAGAGATAGGATCTAGGCACGCCGTCGTTAATCTCGAACGCCACCTCTTTACCGTCTTGCCTAAATATAAACCAAAGGTTATCCTTTGCCAAGCTGCTCGCTATTACCGGGGGGGGGGTTTTTATCGTTTACCATTTAGTCGTTACTTTTTACGTGAATAAAATTTTTGCTTGCCGTATACGCCAAAGTTTGCGGTCGTGGCTTTATACTCCCAGCTCTCTAGGCTTTTCATAATGTCGTTAATGCTGCCCGTTAAGTAACGGCTCATGTCCTCTTTGTTTTTACCGAGGCACTCGCACCAAATTTCAGCGATGCAAACCCTATCGCGTTTCCCGATACCCTCCTGCTCGGCTTCGGGATCGTTTAAGAACATACGCCTTTGATCTAAATCTAAACGCTCCCAGTTAGCAGGCAGCAAAGTATTAAGGTACTGCTCTACTATCCCCGTTCGGTCGTCTACGTCGCAGTGTTCGCGCTGTTCTTTGTCGGCTATTATCGAAGCCCGGGCGCTTAAGAAAAGACTTTCGCCTTTACTATATAAGTATGTAGCCTCCGCCCATATTTGCGGGATCTCGGCGTCTAAATCGTGCCATACGCTTTTAAGTACCTCCTCGGGCTTAACGTCTATTGGCATAAAGCGACGGTTCCCGCTGGGGTCTGTAAAAAGCTGGTGCTTGTTAGAGGTCGCAATAAATATATTTTGACGTGGGTAAGACTCGACTACTTTACCGTAGGCAGGTCGATAGGTGTCTATTTGCTTAGTTAGGTAATGCTTTACGCCCTCGACGTCCGACTTTCTAAATCCTGCCATTTCTGCAATCTCCATAATCCAAGCGCCCTGCAGTTGCTCAAAGGCTTGGTTTCCGCTTACCGTCATAAAGCTATCGCTGTACCACTCGCCTCCGAGCTTATTTATAAACGTGCTCTTATTGGTCCCCTGGGCGCCGATCAGTGTTAATACTAGATCGAATTTTTGCCCTGGGTTATATACTCGAGATACCGCAGCGACTAAAGTTTTTCGAATTGCCTCTCGTGTATAGGCGTTGTCGGGCGCACCGAAGTAGTCTATAAGTAGGTAGTCTACTCTTTCCTGCCCGTCCCACTCCAAGCCGTTAAGATAGTCCTTTATAGGGTGGAAAGAGCGCTTTTCAAACTCTAGGGCCAGGGCGTCGTCGATCTTTTGAACGCCCGTAATACCGTATATAGTTTCTATGTAATTACGGATCCCCGAGTAGTCCACATTACGCAAAGGCTCGGGCTTTGTAACTCTTCGCCAGGGCAAAGTCTTAAACGCGTATCGTTTATTATCGAATTGGTTTTGCTTAAAGCAGTCTTTGAGCCTTGCGTCGTTGGTAAAGATAAGGTTCAAGTTTTGCGCACTGGATAGATAAGCGCCTCGGTTGTCTGTGTCTAGCTCACTCATCCACTCTACGGCGTCGCTTGCCCCCTCCACGGCTTCGGGCTCGTCCAGGTCGTAGTCGTCTAGGCTGTCGACAAAATCGTACTTAATAGCCTCTAAGCTCTCGGCGGCGATCAGCTTCTTAACCTCTTTATCTTTAAGGGCCAGCGCCTCCATAGCTGCGAAGCTCTTAGCCTTTACGCCTGTAGTTTGGTTCTCACTGTCTAGGTGTCCGAACTTGTGCAACCTTACGAGATCAAAGGCGTTTGAAGTCTTGCCGCTGCAAGGGTCTGTACCGTGGTGACTAAATGCGAAAGTATCTTCGTAAACGATAAGCCCGCCCGCCGTAGATCCTTGCGTATAAGTGTATCGGTCGTCTCTGTCGGTCGGGCTATACTCGTCGATTAAATACTTTTCGATAACCTCAGCGATCCCGTGAGTACGGCAAAACGCGCCAACGATCCCGCTTTTCTCTCTCGGGTCGGCCTGCTTCTTTGCTCGGTCGCCTAGCTCTCTAAGCATTTGCCCCGAGGTTGGCCAAAGGCTCGTATCAGTCCAATCGATATAAGAGGCTAGGATCTCGTCAACGTTTAACCAGGCGCCGTCCTGTACTTCGCAGTAGTAGTCGACGTCCTTAGGTACTACGGGGTAAAACATTAAGCGGTTAGTCTCAAATGTAGTATTATCGAATAAATCGACGCCCAGCTCGCCCGCCACTTGACGGCCCACGGCTACGTACTCGTCGGGCGTACATTCGCGATCTAAAGGCATTAATAGTCTGTACCTCGGCATAGCCTTTGAATGTTTAGCCGTTCCGTGCAGGATCGCCGCGTTAGTGTATTGTAGTGTGAAGTCCTCCCAAAATTCAAAATGCGCGAAGTCGATGTCTAAAGTTAACAACTGTCTGTGCATTACATTTTTAGGGCTACGCTTCCCGCTGCGTAAATAGCCACCGACGTAGCCACCCGCTGCGCCTTTAAGCGATGTCTGCTCTTCTTTGTTCGCAGCGATAAAAGCCTTATATCCGACCGTCATAACAGACGGCTCGCTTATAGTTTTTACAAAGTCCGACCAGTTAAGCGTCTTGTTTTTCCAAACTGTGCTACGGACGTTTAGGCCCGTAGCGATATTAATTTTTCCGTCGTGTATCATTGTATTCTTTGGATTTTAAGGGTGAAGTTTCTCCCTGCTTCGGCTATTAAAACGTGATGCTTTTCTAGTTGCACGGCTTGGTCGTCTGATCTGTGGGACCATGCGGGTATGTAAATGTCGTTATCTTTAAAAAACTGATCCATTGAGGCTTTACGGCTTTTAGCCTGCGTAGCTAGGAACTTGTCAAGCTCTCTGTCCCCGTCGATAATAACCTCAAAGCTTTTAAAGCCCTCTGTTACTTCGACTTTATATTTTTGCAGAGATACGGATTTAGTTTTTCTAGGTGCGGGTGTTAGCTCTTTTTGCACTTGCTGCACTCTACGGGCTAGATCCTCAAAGCCTAAAAGCTCTAAGTCTGTATGTATGTCGTTTAGTAATTTTTTAGCCTTTGCGTTCATTTAGGTAAGCCGTTTAAGTATATTGCAATTTCAGTTAAAAGCGCGTGCTGGGACTTCTCGACTCGGTAGCTAAACATTTTCTTTGTCGAGGTCTTGGGTCTGTTGCCGCCTCGGTTGTCAAGGCGGTTAGGTTTTAGTTTTTGGGCCATTAGGTTATAAGTATTACTTTTGAGACGCTCGGCTTTATGCAAAGGCTCCCGTCCTCTGAGCCGTAAACTTTGCAGATTTCAAGCTCTGCAAATTTAGTAACTGCGATTCTGTACGCGTTGTTTCCTATTTCTACTGCTATATGACTGGCCTCTCTTGGCTCGTCTTCCCCTTTGATTGTAAACTCCATGATCTGTGTGTTTTTATTTGTTGAGTCAAAGATACAACAACTATCTAATTAATGTAATACGGTTTAAAACTTTAACATAATTTTAACATTAATCTTTTTTATAGTACTGCGTTACGAACCCCTCGGCGGGCGTCCCTAAGCCTTTAGCCCATTCGACGGGCTCGCCTAAGATCCTGCACATTTCATCGATTACAAAATCAGTGCCCTTGTCGGGTATGTCGGCGACGACCTCATCGTGTACGTGCATAACAATATCAAAGCCCGCAGCGTCTAGTCGCCTCATTCCGTCGGCGAGTAGATCGCGCGCTATGGCCTGTATAATATTCTCGGATAGCTTGCCGCCGTAAGTATCGACCCAGCCCCACTGTCCCGTTATTTGGTCCTTGCCTTTGTATTTTAGCGACTCGTTGCCCCAGCGGTTAGTAGTTAGTAAGGGCTCTCTGTAAACTAGCTTTCGGCCGTTAGGTAGTTGCACCGTTAGGCTTTTATGCTCGTATTTAAAAACGATACCTTTAAGGTTCGAAGTTATAGGCCTGCGGGTCTGTAGTGCTTTGATCGCGCAAGCCTCAAACTCGTACCACATTTTAACCACTGCGGGCGATGCTTTGCGCCAAAGGTCTACGATGTTTTTCATCTCGGCGTCGCTTAGGCCCATAGCCTCGCCGCCCAT